CTTTTGGAAGGGACAATCAAATCGGAAGCATCAAACCGTTTAATTGTTTTCTTTAAAAAGGGGACGTAAAAATGGCAGATACACAAAACCTAATTTGGGCCCAGGCGTACGGCGCCAACATCATGCGGCTGGCACAGCAGAAGTATTCCAAGCTGGCCGGCACGGTGTATGTCAAGCCTGACGTCAAAGGCAAAACCTTCTTCCAGGACCAAATTGGCGCCTGGTCGATGGAAACAAAAGGTGGACGCAACACCGAAACCCCTAATAACGATCCGGTCTTGGGTCGTCGTATGGGAATCATGGTTGACTTCCATGATGCGCGCCTCCTGGACCGTGGCGATGAATTACGGTCTATCTCTGATCCTAAGAGTGCTTACACCATTGCCGCCGCTCAATCGCTCGGCCGTCAAATCGACGAGCAGATTATCCGTGGTGCTTTAGGGTTGGCTTACTCCGGGGAAACTGGCGCCACCTCCGTCACAAACGGCAACATTATTTTAGCATCCGCCGCTTCAATGACTTTAGCCCGTGTTGTTGCTGTCAAGCAGCAGCTGGATGCCGAAGACGTTGACATGGAAGATCGCTTCTTCGTTGTCACACCGGCGGCGTTGGACAATCTCTTAAATCAATCCACAGTAACCTCGAGTGACTACAATTCCGTCAAAGCTCTGATCCGCGGTGAAATTGATACCTGGATGGGCTTTAAATGGATTATGTCCACTCGTCTGGCTGCTGTCTCCGCCTCTACCCTCATCGGTATCGCTTACCAGCGTTATGGTCTCTGCATGGCCATGGCCGCAGCTCCGATCGTTCGTACTGACGAACGCCCGGATTTGTCCTACAGCTGGCAAGTTTACTATGAGTTGAACATGGGCGTGGTGCGGTTGGAAGAAGATCGCGTCGTTATCTTAAACGAAGGCTAAAACATGAGGGGAGCTGACCTATAGGGTACGGCTCCCCTTAACGCGCTATAGGCGCAAGGAGCAGTAAAAATGGCACTAGCCAATTTCGCAACAAACGTTACGAAGTATAACGCGGGTGGTAGCGGCGACAATATCATCCCGGATGGTTTTATTAAGACCGTCGAAAAAGTTTGGGTGGACACGTATGTGTTCAGCTCTTCGGCCACCATCGGGACCGGCATGATCATTGACATTGCCAAGATCCCGGTCGGAAAGAAGATCACCGGCATCGAAGTCTATGGCCTGGCGGCCGCGCAGATTTCTGCGACGTCCACCAACGCCGTTTCTATCGGCGCTCGGTACGGCACTGGCACCGTCACCAACGCGACTCAATTCCTTGGTGCGACCACGCTGGGGACTGTCACTTTTGACAATATGCCCATCATGGCCCGCTCCAACATTGGCGTGGAACTAACTGGTTCCTTACATACAATCTTCCTCTTGTTCACGGCTGCATCGCCGTCGATCACTGCAGGAACGATCGTAACAAAGGTGCGTTACACCTAAACATCAGGGGAGGGGGAGACATTCCTCCTCCCCTCTCTTTTGAGGGATCGCCATGTCCAATGTATCAAAAATTGAAATCATCAATAAAGGTTTAACGCTTGTCGGAGCGGCACCCATTACAAGCATTGATGACGACACCACAAACGCAAGGACAGCCAATCGGGTTTATCCTCTGGCGTTACGTTCGGTACTTTCTGCCTGCAAATGGAATTTCGCGACAAAAAGAGCGCTGCTTTCTGTTGTTGATGTCGACCTTGCCTGGTATGACTCCGGTGAAAATATTGTTTACCAGAAACCTTTGGACATGGTCCGCATATTTGGAACCAATACCAAGGGCGCTCTTTGGCGTGAAGAGGGAGATTACATCATCTCCGACGCAACGGGTTTGGGGGTGCGGTATGTCTATTATCTGGATACCCCGAGCAAATACTCCGTTGAATTCATTGATGCCCTGATCGATAAGTTTGCCTCCGATGTTGCCTACGCCCTAGTCAATTCCGATACGCTTGGCGAAAAATTTAAAAAATTATACGAAGGTGTTTCTTTACCAAAGGCCATGTCCATGAATTCGCAAGTCGGGGTCCAGCAGGGTATGCAGGATGACGCATGGGAGCTGGCCAAATATCACGATAATCAGACGGATGCCTAAGGAGAGAGCGATGTCGGAGGAAATCGGAAGTCTTAGGGAAAGAATCGCTGTCAATGAGCGGGACATCAGCACAGCGCATGCAAGGATCGACAAAATGGAGAGCCTGATGCGTGAAGAATTTAAAGAATTTAGAGACGACATGAAGGCCGTCCTTGGTTTCCTTGAGCGCGCCAAAGGCATGGTGGTGGCCGTCACCATGGGAGTCACCATGGCAGCAGGGGTTTTTGCTTGGTTGATTAACTTGATTACCAAGATGCTTTTCAATTAAGGAGGGTCAAATGGTAAACATGCTCACAGCTTTATTGGTTGGGGTAGTGATCGGCGGTCTGGCCGCGGTCGTTTATTTCTCTTACACCGGCACAAATTTAAAATGGAAAAAATGAAATCATTCTGGCTTGATCGCTTAAAGAACGGGGCCATTTACGTCACTGTCTCAGTGCTCATTGTTGGAGCTTTGGGGTATTTAATCTTGCGTCGCACCAATATCCAAAAGACGACTGTTGAGTCTGGCGGGGTAGTGAATAACTACGACTGGTGGAAGGATGCCCAAATTACTGTCCTTCCAATGGGCTGCGCTCATTTCCGGGCGGAAAAGCCAAAGGCCATTAAGGCGGTTCAATGAAGGTCGACACAATCCAAACATCTTTCGCGGGCGGTGAATTTGCCCCGGCCTTATTTGGGCGCACAGACGTGGCCCAATATGCCAACGCTTGCGCCTTGCTTGAAAACTTCCTGATTCGGCCCTACGGCCCGGTCATTTCAACGCCTGGGACAGAATACATTAACGCCTGCAAGACCGGCGGGTCCACCTCCATCGTGAGGTTGATTGAGTTTGTTTTCTCAAGGACCGACGCGTATATCATTGAATTTGGGGTAGGTTATTTTCGATTCTTTACCGACGGCGCAGTTGTTGTCTCTCCGGGCACCACGCCGTATGAGGTCACGCATACGTATACAGCCGCTCAGATCCCGGATGTTCACTTAGCCCAGCTCAATGACGTTATTTACCTAACACACCCTTCGCATCCCCCGAGGAAGCTCACCCGGCTGTCTGCGACCAGCTGGACGCTTACGGACTTCGCATTTACGGGAGGACCATATCTGCCGGACAATGTTATTTATTCCGGGGGAACAACATCTCTTTTGACCAGCGCAACAATATCCTGCACCGTAACCGGTGCTGGTTCCAGCGGCACTCTATCGGCCAGCGCTAATGTTTTCATCTCATCCGGCAGCACGTTGGGGCATAAAAATACTTTTTGGAAAATTGGGGCCACAATCACCGACAGCACCACAGGGCTGGATGTCCAAGGGTACGTGCAGATCACGGCCATTACCAATCCCTCCACTGCAACGGCCACAGTTATTAAGGCCCTGGCCAGCACGGCCGCCACAACGACGTGGGCGCAGGGGGCATGGTCGGATGTTCTCGGATGGCCCGCCCGCGTGACCTTCCACCAGGCACGGCTTTTCTTCGCACGCACGGCTTACCAGCCGCAAAACGTTTGGGGATCCAAAACGTTCACCTATGAGAATTTTGCCGTGGACGGCGGCGAGGATGATGACGCCCTGGACTTCCCGTTGAACTCCGGGGAGTCAAACGATATCAAGTGGTTGGCCTCCGGGGACAGCTTGGTTGCTGGGACATATGGAGGGGACTTTGCCATTGACTCCGGTGACGGCTCTCCGTTGACGCCAGCCAATACCAACGTCCGCAAACAAACCAGCTGGGGGTCTGAGCCAATCCAGCCTAAGCGCATCGGAAACTTTCTTTATTACGTGCAGCGTTTTGCCAGGAAGCTGCGGGAAGTGTTCTTCGTTTGGGACGTGGATGCCTATAAGTCTTTGGACAAAACCATCCTATCGCCGCACATTTCCGGAAGCGGCGGGTTTACCACAATCGTTTATCAGCAGAATCCGGACACGACGCTTTGGGCTTTGTGTTCGGATGGGACGCTGGCCACCATGTGCCGGGAAGTCGATCAGGAAGTCCAAGGCTGGTCCAGGCAGACCACGGACGGGGACTATGAGGCAATCGCTTCAATCCCCTCCCAAGATGGCCCGCATGATGAAATCTGGGTTGTTGTAAAGCGCAGTATTAACGGTGCTGACCGGCGCTATATCGAACGGTTCAAGTCTCAAATTGTGCCAGACCGC